GGCATAGCCAGCGGCAAGCAATGCTTCCCTGTCAGGGAAGACTCGGCTGTGGAATTGAGTAGCTGTGTCAATCTCCTCATCGAAGATGCCACCCTCGGAGAAGATGACACGGAAGTTACTAGGTAACTTGTCCAGTAGCTTACTAAACAAGCGAACTTGCTTAGTATAAGCATAAAAATAAACATCGTCGTTGGCTGCAATGATTGCCAACCACTTACGTAAGTAAGGGACAGAGTAGAAGTCACCCGAATCATGGATTCGGATGACAACCTTACGGCCACGCTTGGTAGCCTTTCGTTTCGCCTCATCTAATTCTGATTGCATCAGAATCGGGAAGGCTTCGCCCTCGGCTTGACCCAATCTCCACTCGTACACGCTGGCCACATTGCTGAACCGATAGGGACCTTGCAAGGCGTAGCATCCACCTTGCTTCCCGCAGATACCAGCCGCAGGGCATGTAATGAGACCAGTCTTCGACTTCCATGCAGGAATGCCGAAGTTGAATACTACGTATTCAGCAGTTGCACTCTTGGCAATCTTGCTATTTTGTGCTAACAAACTAGGCATGTTACACCTCCAATCAATTATTTTTTCATGTGGTCTTTGACCACGTTCACAATCAGGTCGCTTGCCGTGATTGCTGTGAACGAGATTGCAACTACAATAAATAACTCAAGAATTGTAAAGTCTGGAACCAACATGGCATCCCCTTATTTCGTCCTGTCTGGGACTCGTCAGCGTACCGAAGTAGGTACGTATAAGGTTCGTGCATCCTGCACATCTGGGCGGTCTCTCTTGTGTATGCCATCATCTCGACGTGAACACGCAAGGCGGTCTCCAGATTTTTTACTGTCGCATCGCATACGTCTACCAAACGTACTTGACTTGACTCACCGTCGGTTGTTAGCCGATTCGTACACGGTAGGCACTGTCCGTAGACTACATGCTCCGCAAGGTGCGTCTCCGTAGTGCCGCAGCACGGGGAGCGGTAGGAGCGTGAGTTGACCGTGTATCGTCCGACACAAGGAGTCAAGCTCAGCGACCCGACACCTACTTTACGGCATTTGGCAAAAAAAGCTTTAACGAAAAGTTGCAAAAGCCAGCAATTTCGACGACTTGGAGCCTCGTACGCTATGTGCATCAGCTGATGGGGGGCGTAGGGCATTCGCAAGCCGAGCCTGCGCTGCGTCCCGAAGTCCGAGCCTGCGCTGCGTCCGTAGCCCAAAAAACCGAGCCTGCGCCGCGTCCAGCGTCAAGAGGAGGTACACATATACATACTAATAGAGAAAGGGTGTAGGGCAGCAACTCGTTGAAATGATTGGACATTCAAGCAAATTTGGAAAATGACGATAGGTAAGGTGAGCCAAGCAACAGGCTCTAAGGAGAATCAAGATGGAACTCAGAATTACTCTTACTGATGGAACCCTTGTTATCATCTACACTAATGCAGTCGAGGCAACTCTTGACCGCTACGAGGATGTGGAGTCGTGGGAAGTGAGACCCATGCACAAGACCCAAGCCCAAGCGGCTTGAGGGTCCCCCGCCAATTAAAAAGGCCAACAAATTAGCGACCCCCATAAGTGGGGTTTTGCTTACGGCCCAATCGAAAACTTCCCCCTTTACACTCGCCGGGTTTTCGTATAGACTGCCCCCTGGAACCTGCTGCTTTTACACGGGAAAGAGAATAGTATGACTAACAGACCAGATTTATTAGGAAAAAGATTCGGCCACCTACTGGTTGTTGGTCTTGTTGAAGATGGTGCTAAGAGAGATTGGCAATGTCAGTGTGATTGCGGTAGATTGGTACTCAAGAAGAGTAAGATGCTTACCATAAATAAGCATATTACCTGTGGTGACCGTAGAAATTGTCCGTATTTGAAGGCGCTTACCTTCGGTGGTAACCGTCTGCCCATCCGAAAACGACTCTCTGAGCTGATGACAGCCGAAGAGTTGCATGCACTCGTCAAGCAACCCTGTGAATACTGCGGGGAAAACTACAATAATGGCATAGCAGAGGGGCCGAGCAGCACTCAGATAGTGTGTATCTGCAAGAGATGCCGGGCTTTGCGGCATAAAGTGTCGCATTTCGAGTTACTTAGTCAAGTCAAGCGGATAGCTGCCCATCAGGGATGGGGAGAGTCTTAGTGACGCACCCCCCGCCCTCCCACGTCTCTCCGTTCACCGTAGTTCACTCCGGGACTCGGTCGGGCTGTGTGGCATTTCGGGCCTGGATGACTAGAATGGGCCGTATAAATAGAAAAACCCAATGCTATGATGTAGACATTGGGTCGTAGGAGGGGGCTGCTCATTTTGTAGCAGAGTCAATAGAGAATGTCAAGACCACTTTTGACTTGCCATTTAATCTATTTTTGGTAAAGTTGCCCTAACTGAGAGGTTTGTATGTCTGAAGAGAAGAAAGTTAAGAGAAGCTCAATGACGCCAAAGAAGGCACAGGACATACTAGGCCAAGCATTTAGGCCAAATCCGGCCCAGCGACAAGCCAAGACACGTTATTGGGCACTTGTCTCAGAGCAGGCTATAGCCGATGACCAAACCAGTATAGACCCCTATGAATTAGGTAAGACATTGCAGTGCTCGGCCTTGCCTCACTGGTGGGAGAATAACCATTTTCAAGTTTGGTTCTGTAATCGACACGAACATCTACAACGTATTGAGTATCTCTTTGATTTAGCCTTGGATGCTGCCGAACAAATCTTACAAAACGAGGACCCGAAAGCTCAATCTGCACGTGTTGCTATGATAAAGATACTGGCTGACCTGGCTAATAAGAGACGCGCAGAGCGTATCGCAGATGCTAGTATCAACCAGATGACAGAGGAGCAGTTACGTGCTTATGTAGGAAAGCAAGCTCATGTACTTCTTCCCAAAGGAGAAGACGAATGAAGCTGCTTACTCTTCCGAGAGACCCTAAACTACCCAGGAAAACTCGTTGGCAGATAACTAATCAAAAAGGCGATATTTATACAGTAGAAGGTACAGACATTGTCACAGAGGAAGATAACACGGCAGTACATGTCTACGATAAAAATACTTGCATTTTAGTTATTTTTGATGCACATGAAGTAAGAGTGCTAGATGAGCGGGTTATCTTTAAGCCGGTCAGCAAAAAACAAACTAAGACTCGGAGCGCACAATGACACGTGTTCGTGGTTATGATTCTGGCGTAAATGTTCTGGAGCAAGGCAGAACTTTAACAGTCATTTCTGAGACGGTTTATGGTTCTGGAGTAACCCAGAAAACATTTGCCACAATCTCTGATGGTGCAGTTCTTTCTTTGTTTGTCTCTGCAATTACTGGAAGTTTAAGTATTCGTGTTTTGACCGAGACTGCCGACGGTAAAAGTTATGAGTTGTTTACCTTTCCTGAAATTACTGCACCTACTAGCGGTCTCACGCTTAAGACAGCTGCTCCTACGATGGGCAACATCCGTGTTGAGGCCACTTATAACGGCTCGGTAAGTTACGAGGTGCATGCACGCGGTGTGGCTTCTGGTGAAGTATCTGCTAAGGTTGTCAGTCCATCTCGTGCCGATGTAGGTAAAGTGCTAGTCAGTACGGTTCCGACACTGATTGTACCTTCTAGCAATTCAAATCGTTCAGCAATTCTCTTGCGTAACCTAGATGAGAATGGTACTCTATACATCGGGTTTACTGAAAATCAGGCATCCGAAGCAACTGGTTGGCCTGTGCTACCTGGAGAAAGTTTTATGCTTAACATTTCTGGAGGACAAGCTGTGTATGGTATAGGTACAGTGTCTCCGATGGATGTTCGTTATGTGGAGGCTGTTAATTCATGACAATTAGTACAGGCGGTGCAGCCTCTAAGTTTAACCTAGCTTTAAACGCTAACTCATTAAATTTTGCCACAGACACAGTCAGTCAAGCAAATATTGTCAATATGACTTTGACGAATGCTAATGAGGAATACACGATAGCTTTACCTACAGGGTCGAGACGGTTTACGGTTAAGCTTCGCAGCAACGGTGTCCTTAAGGTGGCCTATGCCACAGGTACTTCCGGAACTAATTACTTATCCGTGTTTCCTGGCTGTTCTTTAACAGAAGAGGCACTAGCGGCAGACCTTAATTATGTGCTATACGTACAGTCGCCCCAGCCTGGTGCCGTGGTGGAGCTAGTTGCATGGGTTTAAGGAGATTTAATAATGGCTATTAGTAAAGAAAAACTTATTGCGGAAGTAGATACCCCCATTGAGGGCGATTCTGTTGCATCCTTTCTTCGTGACGGTGAAGGCACCAAGCTAACCTCTACACTTAACTCAGGAAAACAAGCACTTGACGTGTTTGTTACTAACCCTCTTGAGATTGACGTAGGTCTCGACGCTGGTGATGACTCTGTAGCTGCTTGGCTCAAGGATGGTACAGGCAATGCTCTCAGCTCCACAGATGGTGCTTTGCACGTTCGTATCGACAGCCAAACACAGAATGTAGTTGTTGAAGCAGTTGACTTTGACATTCGTAACCTGGTTGCTTCGCAAGACGAAGTAGACGCTCGGTTCGAGGCAAGTGCAATCGCTTCTAGCGCAGCTTCTGTTAGCACCACGGCGGCTTCATTGATTGCTTCCCCTTTGTCGAATCGTCGCCGCCTGCTTCTTCAAAACCTCGGAAACCACGCTATCTTCGTTGGTGGCGCGGCTGTCAGCACATCTGACGGTATCCGTATCCCTGCTGGTGCAAACGTAGAATTGGAACTTGGCTCGGCTGTTAACTTGTACGCTTTGTGTGCAAGTGGCTCGGCAGATGTACGCATCCTTGAGATGGCGTAATTTCTCACCGAAAAGTCCTTGACTATGGCGCGGAGTCTAGCTAAGCTAGGCTCCGTAACCATATAGCAGGCTAGAAATGCGTTATATTGTAGTAGATGAACAAGACCAAAAACTACTTACATCAGTGGCCTCTCTAATTAACAAAGCTACTTTTCAATTGGATGGACAAGAATTGGTTGGCGCTGCACAGGTTCTCACTGCGCTCTCTCGTCTTGCAGAGCGTATTAAGAATGCAGAAGAGTTGCCCCAGCAGAAGAAGGTGAGTAAATGAGTGGAATCATCGAATCATCTGACCGTAGCGATGTAAACGAGTCCGTATACCGAACCGGGACTCTTGTCGTCGGCACTTCCTTGGTTGAGGCTAAGGTAGGTGATGACCGTTTGGTTAGCAGACAGTACGTCTCTATCCATAACTATGGTCCTAACACAATATACGTTGGACCTGAAGGTACGACTACCAGTACAGGCCGTCCTCTCTTTGTGGACCAAAGCCTCGACATCCCGCTCGGCAATCTTGGTATCTACCTCATTTCGGAGCATGCTGACAACAATGTTGTAGTACAGGAGTTAGGTTAATGCTTAGAGTCTCCCCTACGGCACGTAGTATTCCCTTTGACCCAAGTGGTACTCGATTTACCGCCAAAAACGTCCGTGACGCAATCTTACAGGCAGGGCTAAGCCTCCAGGCCAATCGACTCAATTTCGTCCTCACGGCGCAGGATATCAGCAATGGCTACGTAGAGCTTCCTGTCGCTGCAGTTGTGCCTAACGCTACCAGTGTTTTCGTTGACAGACTTGCCCTCTTCCCGGACCTAGACTACATAGTCAGCACTGTGAGTGGAAAAGTGCGTATCACATTTGCTGGCAACTTCGCAGCAAACCAACCAGAAGCGCCCACCAGTGGCGACAACATTCACGTACTGTACTGGACAGTCTAATTCCCTCGTAGTATATTCCTGCTGCCGGAATTCACCGGCGATAGGAGATACCGTGTATGCAAATTAAGGGTAAATTTATTGCGCCAGACTCTATTGATGGCTCCAAAGTAAAGCTAAAAATAGACGAGGCGCTCCGTGGTACCAAACAAGATGGTACTGAGATTGAGCTTCTCAAATTAGACAGCGAAGACAAAGCACTCATCAAAGGCTCTGAAGTTGCATTCAAGTCTCAGATTGATGCCGAAGAAGCTGCTCGTATTGCTAAAGATGCTGAAACTCTTGCTTCTGCAAACAGCTATACTGATACACAAGTTGCTGCTCTCGTTAACAGCGCACCAGAAGTTCTTGACACGCTCAAAGAACTCAGCGACGCTCTTGGCGGAGACGAGAACTTTGCTGTCACTGTTGCTGGACAGATTGCGGCAGTTCAGGCTGAAGTAGATGCAGTTGAAGTTGACGTAGCTGCGCATGAAGCTCGCCTCGATGTTATGGACATCATCGACAACACAGAGCATTCTATTCTTCTTGAGAACAACGCTGCTATTTATGCTGACTCTCTTCCAGGTATCCAAGACCCTGCACATCGTGAAGGCTGGTACTTCAAAAATGAAACTTCTGGACAGAAAGTTAACTGGTACTTTTTCGATGGTACAGCTGAAGAAGTAAGCCTCGGCGACTTCAGCGGCTACGCAATCGTTACTTTTGATAGCCTGGTTAGTAAACCTCACCTTGCTGTTTATACGCTTCCTACAGGCTCCGGTGATATTGGCGGATGGTACAAATCTCGCGTTGTGTACATCGCTAATGAGACACCTGTCGCTGGCAAGAAGTACCTCATGCACTTTGGTCAGGACCCCAAGGTTCATCCTGAGCTTCCTCGTTTAACAATGTCTTCGGACAGTATCAGTACACGTGGAACACAGGACGCATCTGAGCGTGTTATGACTGCAGCTCTTGGTTCTGACTCCGCTACATCTGCAGGAAACTGTGAGTTCGTTGCTGAAGCTATCGGTGTGTTCTCACCAAGCGTTAAGCGTAAATTGTCTCTCAAGATTCGTAAACTCTCTCAAGCTTCTTTTGATGCACTCGCTTCAAAACAAGAGAAGTTTACTGTGGATGCGGCAATGATTTCCGCTGGTTCTGTCACTCTTGCTAATAAGACATTGATTCCTGGCTCCGTTGTCGGATTCATGGGACGCCTTGGCTTGTTCGCAGGCGAAGACTTCACTGTAAGCACAGACGCTAACGGCTATCCAGTTGTCACCTTTGCCGGAGAGATTCTCCCTGGCCAAGACTTGGCACTTGAAGCTGGTGACGTACTCCGCTTCCAGTACCTCGTGAAGTAAATCCCTCCGTGGCCCTGCAGAAATGCAGGGCTTTTTCTTTTTCTAAAAAGTGGACTTGACCCCCTGGCCAGCAGGTGATATACTCTAAAAACCACTCTGATTCCGCAGAGTTGGATAATGGAGGAACCTAATGCAACGGACAGCACAAATTCTTTCAGACCTCGCCTTCTATCGCACCTACAGCCAAGTAAAATCTGACGGCACAAAAGAATCCTGGAAGGAAGTCGTAGAACGCTATCAGCAGTTTATGCTTGACCAATTCCCTACTCAACATCATGACTTGATTACCAAGGCTTGTACATATGTACGTAACCGGATGATTGTACCTAGTATGCGTATGCTTCAGTTCGCGGGCGAAGGGCTTGCTCGTGAGAACATGCGTGCATACAACTGCTCATTCGTAGCAGTGCAATCATTCAAAGACTTTGCTGATATATTCTATGTACTTATGAACGGTACAGGCGTAGGCTTCTCTGTACAGAAACATCACACATCTTCTTTGCCTGTCATTGAAGTACCGCCGCAAGATGATATAGCTTTTATCGTAGTCGGTGATTCGCGTGAAGGTTGGGCGGAGTCCATCATAGAGCTTTGCAAGAATCCTAATGTAAATTTTGATTACTCTCAGATACGGTTAAGTGGAGCTAAACTTTCAACTGGCGGCACAGCCTCTGGTCCTGAGTCACTCCGTAGAGCGCATGAGAATATTCGCCGCATCCTTTGCGGTGCAGAGGGACGTAAACTCCGCCCAATCGAAGTACACGATATTGTTTGTCACATTGCTGATGTGGTTGTTGTAGGTGGTGTTAGACGTGCAGCACTCATCTCTCTCTTTGACCAGGATGAAGAGGAAATGATGTTGGCAAAAGCTGGTGCATGGTGGGAGCGTAACCCACAGAGAGCACGCGCAAATAACTCAGCAGTGCTAATTCGTGGCAAGTCTAACTATGTTCATTTCAGAGACACCCTTCGCGCTTGTATTGGCTCTAACTCCGGAGAACCAGGCATCTTTTGGACAAGCGACAAAGACTACGGAACCAATCCATGTGCTGAGATTAGTTTGCAATCTCAAGGACTTTGCAACCTAACAGAAATCAATGCAGCCGTTTGTGAGACTGAATTCGACTTTACTCAAGCTGCGTACTACGCTACTGTGCTCGGTACATTTCAGGCAGCTCTCACTAACTTCCACTATGTAAGCCCACGCTGGAAACAGGTTGCAGAGCAAGAGGCTTTGCTGGGCGTGTCCATCACAGGACAGGCACAGAACTGGGAAAACCTGAAGAGCTGGGGCATAGCCGATACAGCAGATATGACCAAGCTGTGGAACTACGAACTAGCCTCACAACTAGGAATCAATCCTGCAGCTCGAATAACGACCACCAAGCCCTCCGGGACGACTTCGACAGTGTTGGGTACTACCGCAGGCATTCACGGTGCCTACGCGCCTTATTACCTGCGTCGTGTGCGTATTGCTCAGGAAGACCCACTAGCCCAGTATCTAGCATCTAATTTGCCATCAGAACTTATTGAGGTTGACCAATTCCAACCAAGTCTCAATTGCATCGCATTGCCAATTAAGATGGACGGCATTGTAGCTAGTCAAGAGACTTGTGTCGAACAGCTTGAACGTGCTAAGTACATTCAGAAAAACTGGATTAAGCCAGGGCACAATCGTGGACCGAATACGCATAACGTATCTTTGACTTGCTACTATCGCGCAGGGACAAGGGACGAAGTAGAATTAGATGTTTGGATGTGGAATAACAGAGATTGTTACGCGGGAATTTCTTTGTTGCCGTTGGATACGAATACCTACATACAAGCCCCATACGAGGCTATTGACGAGGCTAAGTACGAGGAACTCAATGCCAAAGTATTAGCTTGCGACTTAGACTTGAGTGCGGTACAGTATGAACAGAAGCATGACACACGTAGTCAGACTTCTGGATGTGAAGGGGATAAGTGCTCCATACTGTAGCAAAGGAACCAATTAATGCAGAATCAGTCGGAAAAGAAACATGTGGTTATTTATTTGGTTTCTCTTATTCATTGGATTGGCACAGGTATTACCCTTGGGTTTATTAATTCCTTTTTCAATCCTCCTGTTCTTGTTATTGTCGGTCTCCTGATTCTAGCTTTCTTGTTTCTTCCTCCGATTTTTCGGGTAGTAGAAGGCGAAGTATCTGACGATGAATGATACAAACCTTAAAAAGATGGCACTCGCGCTGCGCAGGCTAAATAGGCTTGAGCAGGCGTCTGCCATTGACCCAAACAATCTCTCTGCAAAACCTTCAGCAAAGCAGCAGTCTATTCTTGACTCTTTCGGTGAGCATAAGATTACAATTGTGCGCGGCGGTAACCAGTCTTCTAAGACTACCCTTGGTGCTCGTACTTTCAGCTGGATGCTTAGCGAGTCACACCCCAGATGGAAGCGCCCAAAAGACTGGGGCACTGAACGTCTGCAAATCTTGATTCTCGGCAAAACAGGTAAGATTATTGAAGAGTCACTTTACTACCGTATCAAAAGCTACCTAGACCCTGCTGACTTGCACGAGTTTCGCGCAGGTAACATACTTCAAAAGGTTGTGCATAAACCTACCGGTAATACTATACTATTCCAATCCTATGAGAACGTAAATCAGGCTCGTGAACGTATTCAGTCTTATACAGCACATGCTGTATGGATTGACGAAATGCCTAGTTCGCTTGACCTTTTTAACGAAGCCTTGCGTCGTATTCAGAAGAATCAGGGTTATTTCTGGGCCACATTTACGCCACTTATTGTCAATAATGAGATTCGTTCTTTTTGCGATAACCTGCCAGAAACACAAGGCAGAATGTTCAAGATTCACATGTTTGATAATCCTGTTTATACGCCAGATAAACAAGAGCGCATATTAGAGGAAATGGCTCTTTATCCTGAGCATATACGTAAATGCCGTCTCGAAGGCGAATGGATGAGCGCAGAGAGTGCGGTCTATTTCTTTGACGGCTCGTCAATGGTTCGCTCACCTGAGAACTACAGTCCAGGATGGCGTCACGTTGAGTCTTCTGACCCCGCAATCACAACATCTCACGGCATGACTGTCTGGGCAGAGGACCCCAGCACAGGCTTCTGGTACTGCATTAAAGCCGAGTATCTAACCGGACTAAAGGACACAGCAGACTACGCGCTGGTAGTTAAGCAAAAGACAGCAGGCTACAATATTGTACGCCGCATCTATGACTCTGCAGCGCCTTGGTACGAAGGTGCAGCACAAAAGCTTGGCATGAAGTACATGGCGGTAGAGCATAAGGCTCACCGTAAGCTAGAGATGATGAAGAACTTTCAGATGGAACTAGGCTCGAAGTTGTTCATCGCACCCTGGTGCCAGGACTTGGTGACAGAGCTTACGACAATGCAATGGTCTGGCTCTGACCAGAACAAGATTGCCAAAAGTTCTAAGTACCACCTCCACGACTCAGCAGTATATTTTTGTGAAATGAAACCACGCTACGAAGGTTACGTAGCTCCTCTTGACTATTGGCAGGAAATACGCCATAACCATCATGCATATAAAGTTGCGCAATATAATCAGAAAATCAATCCTCCTAGTAAAGTTCGTTCATATCGAGGAGTTAAGACTAGAAGAGGTGTCTGGGGGAAACCATGGAGATAGTGGTAGCTTGCTACATCTTTTCTGTTATGATACTGTGCCTTGCGGGTCTTATATGGGTCCGTGCTCAACGTCTTGCCCGTAGTTCACGTGCGACCGTCGAGCGGATAAAATTAAACCATCAACTGAGCAGAGGGTCACGCGATGCACGGTCAAGAATGTGGGTGCAAAGAATGCAGCAAAAAGGGCAAAGGAAAGGGGAAAGGCGTGGTACTAACAATCGCTTCCGTCCGACGCCTGCCTATGCCAGAAAAAAAGGCGTCCTCGAAAAAGTCCAGCAAGTCTTCCGAAAAAGAAAAGAAATCTTATTAAAAGCCTTTGGAGGCCCTAAATGAGTAAAGTACGGCTGCAGTGGTGGACAGATGAAGACCAGATAAAGAAAGAGCTGTCGAAGAGATTGCAGTTCTCAAGACAGGCTAGGTCTCGTTATGAGAAGCAATGGGAAGAGAATGAGCGCACCGTCTACGGCACACGCTCGTCCGGTATCCAGAACTCAGACGTATCACTCTCGTTTAGTTCAGAAGGTGAAGCCGCCGCCTATCAGCAGGATATGATGCAAGCTGATATAAGCATCAATCGTACAATGAAGAATCTACGATTTATCCATAGCCAGATGTCTGCTAACCCACCGACAGTTATTCCTAAACCGACCAGCGCAGACCCGCAGGACCGCTATGCAGCTGATGCAGCTGATAGACTTGTGCGCTATGGTATTCGTCATTACCAGATGGCTGAGCGTAAAGACCAATTAAATCTCGAAACTTTGACCTATGGTACAGGTTTTGCCAAATGCTTCTTTAATACAATGAAGGGCGATATTGCAGACTATGACCCTGTTACCGAAGAAGTCATTATGTCTGGCGACTTTGAGTTTACTGTACCTTCCATCTGGAAAATATATCCAGATGCAGATGCTACAACATGGGATGGAGTCACCTACGTATTTGAAGAAATTGACTTACGTTACGAAGAAGCGGCTTACATGTTCCCTGACAAATTAGAAGTGATTGAACGTGTACGCACCAAAGGACACGAATCGGATATTGAAGATTACCAGAATACAAACTCCGCAGTAGCCAATCGTTATCGTTATGACTCAGTAAAGTGTTATCAATACTGGGAAACAGGCACACCGATGAATGGCATGCAAGGCCGTTTCTGCTGGTGCCTCGAAGATGGCACAGCACTGACGCAGCTTTCCGTTAGTCCTCATCGCTTTACACAGAAACTCAAGGGCGGCAAAGCAGGTCCAACACGTGCCTATCTTCCTTACCGTATCCTGACAGATATAGACGTACCGGGAACTTACTGGGGAATGAGTGTCGTCGCATATGCATCAGCAATGCAAGATGCCAAGAATCGTGTAGACACAGTGATGCTAGACATTTTACAGGCTCACGGTGTGGCTCGTATCATTATGCCCGAATCCGCAGAGATTGCCGACGAATCCATCACTAACTCAACTTGGGACGTAATTAAGTACACAGGCTCAATTCCTCCTAGCTTTATGGAACCTGTCCCTATGCCAGCTGCGTTGCCAAACATCGGCGACCGCATGGAGAAAGGTATCGACGATGTGTTCGGTATCAATGATGCAGTGATGGGCAATATGCAGCGTGAGACTTCTGGCTTCTCACTTCAGTATGCTACACAACAATCTAACATGATTCGTAAGCGTTTGTTCAACAAAGACATTGCGGTCGTTGAGTGGGTTTATAAGACGTATCTACAAATTGTTGCAGAGAATTGGAAAGAGACACGCACCATCAAAGTGCTGGGCAAAGAGAAAGCATTTGAATCAATTAACATCTCAGGTGCCGATGTTGCATCTGGCTTTGACCTTGTAGTTGAGTACGGTGCATCTCTCTCGCTTGACCCGATGACACGTCGCGAAGAGATTTTGCAGATGATGCCACTCTTCCAGCAGGCAGGAGTGCAGCCAAGAAAAATGCTTCAGCTTCTGAAGCTTACAGAACTTGAAAGTGCCTACGACCACATTGAACTAGCCGAAACTCGTCAACGCGAAATCTTTGAAGAAATGCGTATTAAGGGCATATACATCCCGCCCAAGGACTATGAAGACCACGTCAATATGCTTGCCTTTGCTTACGTCTACGTGATGACTGCAGAGTTCAAGTATCTGAATTCTATTCACAAAGAGATGATTAATCGTCACGTAAAAGAGCGTGAAGAATTACAATCTAGTAAGATGGCACCAGCTGGTGCTATGCCGGGAATGCCTCCAGGTGG